CAGCATTTCGACAAGCAGAAAAAACAGCACAAAAAGCAGCTAGAGAAGCAAATCCTAATCAATTATTTGGAGGTCGTATATTTAATGACGAATCAAGAAATAAATATTTTGAAGTTTTAACACAAGAATCTAAAAAAATAATTCAAAAAAGACTTCCTGCTTTTCTTTCAGCAGAAGATTCATTAACAACTACAACTGGAACTGGAAGTAGTCCTGTTGGAGGAGTTGCTAGTGATGCAGCTACATTTAATGCAGGAACTCAGATAGATGAAGCGTTAAAGAAACAAACAGATTTAGTTAAAAAAGTAAAAGAAGAAAGTGCTTTAACTCTTCGTATTAGTCAACTTAGAGCAGATGGATTAAACCCTTCTATTGCTAAAACTGTTGCAGGAATTGAAAGAGAAGCTGAATTATCAAAAGAAAATTTACAGACAGAGATAGATAAACTTTTACAAATTCAAGCTAGAGATGGAGTTTTAGATGAAACCAATCAAAAAACTTTAACTGCTTTTGAAGCTCAGTTAAATAAAATGGATGAGCTTACTGATAGTCAAATTGAGTCTGTTACTGAACAAATGAAATTAGCCGAAGCTGCTCAAAGAACTAGAGATGCTTTTGATCAGATAAATAATGCAATAGCAACTAACATTAGTGATGGACTTACTGCTGCAATTCAAGGAACAAAAACATTAGGTGAAGCAGCAAAAGCAATTCTTAATGATATAGGTTCAACTTTAATAAAGCTTGGTGTGAATACAATTTTAGGAGGAATTGCACCTGGCTTGTTTGGAGGATTACCAAGATTTTCTAGAGGAGGTAGACCTCCTGTTGGTAGACCTTCAATAGTTGGAGAAAAAGGCCCAGAATTATTCGTACCAAGAAGATCAGGAACAATAATTCCTAATGATAAATTAGGTGGAGGCAGTACGAATATTAGTGTAAATGTAGATGCTTCTGGATCGTCTGTTCAAGGAAATAATGAAAGTGGAAAAGAACTTGGCAGACTTATTTCAGTAGCTATACAATCAGAATTGTTAAAACAAAGAAGGCCAGGAGGTTTATTAAGATAATGGCTACTTTTCCTAATTACAACCCTGTTTTTTCTGCAAGTAAAACCGATATTACTAATACTAGA